ACCATTGTCCTGATCCAGCATTTTTTAATGCATCAATAAGCATTGTATCACCGCCTTGTGATACAGCAGTACTAAACATTGCAGCATTTCCTTTTTGTTTTCTTTGACCTGTTTTGTCAGGAAATCCGTATACTGCTACAACTATTTGTTTCTCTTCTGGCCTTCCAGGTAAATTCCTTAATTGTTCATATGTAGGTAATTCTACAACTTGTGGAGCTTCTACACATGCTAAATTTAATGATGGATTACAGTTTGTAGCTGATAATCCATTTGGTGGCACAATCGAAGCACATCCTTGCATAAGAATGACTCCGAAGAATATTCCGATAAATTTCTTAATCACCGCCTGCTGTTCCTGCACCTATTGGAATTACTATTTGTGTTTCTGTGCCATCTTCAGCAATAATTGTCATAACTATGACATCATCGCCTTGAGTACATGCCCACAAACTAGCATCACATGTTGTTTTTTGATATGTAATCGTATTACCTTCAAGTATAAAACTACCATATGTTGTTTCTGTACATGTTCCAGCAGCAATTGCTTCAGCTGAACATGCTTTAAATAACTCTTCTACCAGTTGTTTACTTAATTGGGCATAAATCCTCGATTCGAGGTTTCGCATAAATTTAGCTAAAGTAGTATTTTCAGCATCTCTCTGTGCTGCTTGTAAAGCACTTTCTATGTCATCAGCAATAGCTTGTTTTCTGCTAAATTCCTGATTCTCAATAGTAAGATAATGTGATGATGTACCAACTCCGCTAAATGACGGATTTTTAAATTCATGTACTAATTCATCAGCATTAGCATTTGGCGTTAAGCTTAATACTGATAATACAAAAATCCCAATTAAAGTAGTTACTTCTAATTTATCTCTTAGGTTTTTTATCTTCATTCTGTTTCTCCGCGAGAGCTTCCTTTTCCTCAATATCTTCTAAGAATTTTTGTCTCTCTCTATATTCGAGTACAACATTTACCTTCTGCTGTAATCGTATCATATCTTGATCGAGCATTCGAACTTGATCAATTAACCTGATAAGAGCAAAATGCATCTTTTCTATTTCAGGTTCTAATTCATTGGATATAAACTGCCATACGTAGTATATAAAATATCCCATTCCAACTGCCAAAACAATTGGAAATCCATAATCGTTGATGAGAGCAACTAATGTAGGATCTTGTTCAAGAACATCCATTAATCTCTCCTTGCATCGATTTTACCATCCTCGACAAAGTTTGACGCTCTTGCTACTCTGTCGACGGGCGGTGTAAGCTCTAATGCGCTACTCACCAATAAATCTATCTTAATCATCTCATTATTCATAGTCGTTACTCTAGTTTCTAAGCTCTTGCAGAACATAGTTAAAGTAGCTATTGAATCAACGAGACCACCTAAAATCTGTTTTAGAATCAAAAATATAAAATACCCCATAACCAGAGATCCAGCAATAGGTGCACCTACCTCCATTATGAGTTCAAATATTTCCATAGTACTATTTATATACTTGGAAACTCTAGAATGCTAAAAAGCTACTGATTCTCCACAACCGCAGGACGCAGTTGCATTAGGATTTATGAATACAAATTCGGAATTTAGACCTTGAGTAACAAAATCTAAGGTTAAACCGTTGAAATTATGTAGTTGTCCGGTTTCTACAACTATAAGGAAATTACCGTAATCAATTACGTGGTCATCCCCATTAACCACATCAGCGAAATCAAGAATGTATTTAAAACCGTTGCAACCACCAGGATGATACCCAATTCGTACAGTATCGTTCCCCTTATCCTGAGTCTTTCTTGTGAGTTGTACCACCGCTTCATCAGTCAATTCTATCATTTGGTGCACCGTTATGTTTTCTATGAGATGATTTTTCTTCCCATTTACTAATTGCTTGGCGAATAGAATCTTCGGCCAGTACAGAGCAATGTAGTTTAATGGGTGGTAACTCTAAAGCTTCGGCTATATCCTTATCTTTTATAAGTTTAGCTTCATCTATAGTTTTACCTTTAAGCATCTGAACGAACATAGTCGATGATGCTATAGCACTTCCACATCCATATGTTTTAAATTTTACGTCAAGTATTTCTTCAGTATCAGGGTTTAATTTCAAATCTAATTTCATAACGTCACCGCATGCCGGTGCGCCAGTCATACCTGTTACTACGTTTGGATCGTTTGGATCAAATCTGCCAACCCCATGTTTTGCGGGATTGTTTAATACATCTTCGAATCTATCTACTACCTTACTTGAATACGCCATAATTCATGTTAGTTTGCGTAAGCTACGTTTACTGCTAATGATGTAGCAGCTCCAGTAAGTGTATCAGAACCAGATTTAGCAATATATGCTACTTCTCCAGCTGCTAAAGTTACAGTTGCAAGCGTTGTACCACCAGCATTTTTATGCGTGATAACTTGTACTGAAGTTTTATTGTTTAACACTCTTACTAATTTAGCAAAGCCAACATTGGATGCAGAACCTAAATTTCCTTCTGATCCGTTTAGTCTTAATACTGTCATTTTCTTTTCCTCTTAAATAACTATTTATATATTTTCGAGCCTTGACATCAGTCTTTCAGCTCTATTTGTAACTTGTTTATACCACCGGGAATCTCTACCTTCAATTGCTGCAGTTTTCCAATCTCCACCTTGTAATGCTACGTTGTGTTTTTTGAATTTGCTTAATCTAGTTCTACCCATATTAAACATCATATTTGCAATCACTTGTTGTGCTTCGTCAGGATATCCGTCCCATGCATCATGTAAAATTTTACAATCAGCTATTACAGTTTGGACGTCCTTTTCAAAACATTCGATAACACGTTCTTCTGAGACTGGAGTGCCGATCGAAGCCCCCAATTCTGGGTCTCCTTCGATGACAAGATGCCCAATCCCAAATGTAGCATAACCAAGGTGATCATTGTAAATTTCATTTACTTGTCCCTCATCGATTATTAATTGTTGTCGTAATTTTTCTATATTCATCTTTTTTATCCTCATTTAACGATCTTAGTTATAAGATCTTCAAATTGTTCAATTTTCTCTGTCCTATTCGGCCAAAGTATATATTCCTTTTCAGGATTTTTCTTTAAGTTACTAAGCAATGGTAATATTGCGTTATATAACTTCCCTAGTTTTGCTTCCGCTGCAGCTAATTCTGTTGTTGCAGTAGTAGCGGTTGATTTGACTGATTGTACAGCTTCAAGTTCATTTTCATCAACTGCTGTAAAACCGAAATCAAAATCTAAATCTATATTATCTGCCATAAGTTTCTCCTGACATTTTGTGCTTTTCTTTACGATTATATTTTGTTTTATCTTCTTCGACTTTTGTTACCGCATGCACAGGAGTAATTTTCCTATGTTTAGGCTTTTCAATTTTTAATGTAAATCCGTTAAACTTCATATTTATCTTGTCTACTTGTATAATCGCTTAATGCAAAACGTTTGTTAACGTTAATTGCAACTCTAAATAATTTAATTGTATCTCTATTTAATAATAATTCACTCGCAGTATCTTTTAATGTTAAACCCAATTTTACTAAATATTTTTTATTATTAAATGTAATATTATGCTCAATCATTGGTCTTTCATCAACTGCATCCATATGTCTAGCTTTTGAAATACCTAAAAGATCAGATGTAAATTTCTTACCTGATTTTTCCCAATGAACTTTTTTAGCTTTTTCATCTACTTTCATTTTTTCAACATTAAACATCGATGCATTCGTACCATTTCCAGAGTCAAGTTTAGCTCTTACTGGATCATGTTCTAATCCTTCTACTATAATACTTTCAATAAATCCTGCTTCTAATCTAAAGAAACTTCTTCGATTATCAGGATCTAAAAGATATTGTAGAAAAGCATCAAACGTTTTAACATCTGACATTTTCTTTGTTTTCTTTTGAGTATATAAATCATAACCCATAAAATGAGATTTCACTCCTGGTGACCCATTTACTTCTAAAATATATACTTCTCCATTTACAATAGCATGATCAACACCAACAAAATATCCACCTACTGCTTTTGCAGCATCTATAACAATTTTAGCTTCTTTTACTGTTAATGTATGTGGTATTGTTTCTGCACCTAAATGCACATTCGATCTAAAATCTTTATTTTCTTTCTTTTGCCTTCTATGAGCACATGCTAATATATTACCATCGACTACTAATGTTCTATAATCTCCATCCATTTTTAAGAATTCTTGTAATATTAATTCTGCATCAAATTTCCATAAAGATTGACAAACAGAAACTAAAGAATCCATTGATTCTACTTTACTAACTCCAACACCTTGTGTTCCTGTCATTGTTTTTATAATAACTGGAAACTTACCACCAACAGATTTATGTGCAAATTCTATACTCTCAACATTATTTAAAAGAACCGTTCTTGGTGTTTGAACATTCTGCCTATTTAGAGCAATAGTTGTTGACATTTTATTATCACATATCATCATAGCTTCTAAATCATTTACCATAAAAAATCCAACAGTTTGTAATGAAGAAATAATTGCTTGACCCGCTTTGGTTGCAATTGCTCCACCTCTAACAAAAACAATTGTTGAGTCAATATTCATCTCAAGTTTTTTACCTTCACCATCAATATTTCTAAGCTCAACAGATCTTAATTCAACATCAGATTCACCTAAATATGCTTTATCAATATCAATTAGATTACATTTTATATCGTTAAAATCACACACATCGGACATTACTTTTGCTGCTGTTCCATCATCTAATGAATTAGCTAATATTACAACTTGAACCTTTTGAGAAGGTTCTGCGGCCTCATGAATGTAATTTTTAGTATATAACATAATCCTATTTATACCTATTCGGATCTTATATAAGCTTTAATGTACTCTTGTTGTACTAAAACAGCAGCTTTACCTTCAACATTGACAGGCATAGATTTTGACCAATCAAGCCAAACACGATCACCTCTAAATAATCCATCAACATGTGGACCGTATTCTAATACAACTCCAGGTTTTGATGCTTTATCTAATTGTGTATCTGCAGATAGTATAATTCCACCTGCTGTTTTTTCTTCTTTTTCAGTTTCTGCCACTAAGACATAATCATTTCTTACTTTCATTTTCCCATTCCTTTAGTTTTTTTAATTCTCGATCTACTATTTTTTCTAAATCCTCTATATCAGGCATAGTATCGTAACCTGAAACAAATTCTTCATCAGTGGTGGAGCTGACAGGGGTCGAACCTGCGACCTCATCCGTGCAAGGGACGCGCTCTCCCAACTGAGCTACAGCCCCACTTTTTTTCTTTCCCCAAATCAAATCCCAATTATCTGCATATTTGCTTTCATCTGAATTTCTGCGTTTGGAACCTTTGCCTCCATGCCATTGTTTACTCATTTAACTTTTTTTCCGTTATAAATAGATATAGAATATGACGATAAAGAAAGCATTTAAAAAATTTCATAAAATGATGAAATCGGGAAGAATCAATAAAATAGTAAATATAATGTTACCAATGATGGATGATACCTGCTACGATAAAAAAACAAGTAGCAAAATTTACTAAAACCACAATAGATCTCATTCCAGCGACATGGTCACTGAAGCGATCATCCTCGTTTTTTGCTTTTCCTCCGAGCGATTCTGCCCAAACTTTCCATATATATTTCATTCATAATACTCTTGTAGTGTGTAATAAATTGTTAACTCTTCACCTTCGTATACAGGTCGAGTAGTATATAATTCTCTTTGATCACCGTGATGATAATGTATATTATTGTTTACGAAACAATTTGGATCCTCAGAATGATTTAAAAATCCACCTAAAGGTGTTCTAATCCAATCTCTTCTTTGAGAACACCATATATGAGTTTCTCCTAAAAATACTCCAGCTTTAAAATCTTCGGTCGCTATTATTCCGTTTCCGTGCACTCCAGGTCCAACTTTTAAACCATCACACAATGGTTTATATCCATTATCAAAATTCATAATTATTCCTTATCTACGTATACTATTTTAATTCCTCGTCTTACGAGTTCATTTCTACATTTTTGTTTAATTCTTGGTCTTCCATTTGCGCTATTAATATATTCAAATAGCTCATCTTTTGGCATACCTTTCATATAGTAATTTGTTGTTGTTAATTGTCCAGTTTTTCTATCTCTTACTGTTTGAGATGGTTTAAATTTTATTGGCATATCACTTCACCGTTGTTATAGATCCATTCTTATTCACTCGGTATGCTTCAAACGTTACATCAGGATATTCTTCCTTTAGTGATGTAAGCGCTAATAAGTTTTCCATTGCATCATCAAATAATCTTATTCTTTTATAATTTCCAGTATCTAAATATTTTCTAAATACTACCTCTTTGTTTTTTGCGGAATTGTCTAAACCAATATTTCCAGCCCTTTCGATATAGACATCCTTCATATCTATACCGTGGGCCTCGAATGTAGCTACAAATAAGTTTTTGTCATCCATATCTCCGCGGGCAGTGACAACAATTACTTTTGAACCTTTTTTCGTAGCATTTTTGATAATCATTTTTGCTTTCGCAACCATTTTACCAACAGGTGTTGAGGTTTGATTAAATAGCTTTGCTGATTTAAACTGACCGTAATCAAAAGATTCTCCAGATTTTAACTTATAAGAATTATATTCTATATTTGTTAAATCTTTTATAACCTTTCCACCTTTTTTTACTTGTATTTTTGCAGTAGTATGAAAAAGAGTTTCATCTATATCAAAAATCGTTAGGCCCTTTCCAGCAGCTGCTTCGATTATGTATTGTATTAATTCTCTTTTCATACTTCTATTTATATACGTGGATTAGCTATTTTTAGATGTTTTAATACAACATCCATTTTATCTTCTGCATCTGCTATTTTAGCTATTTCTATATCCATAGTTTCTAAAATATCATGATGTTCTCCTACACCAACAGCATTTTCTAAGAAGATTTCAACATTGGCTTTTGCCATTTTAATTTGACCTTCATAGTGTGCTAATAATGCGTTTAATATTAAATCTCTCATGAGTTTTTCCTCGACTTAAAGTCATTAATTACACTGATCAATTGGCCGTCCCAATGATCTCGATGTTCAACGAATATCTGTGGACCAGCATCTCCTGCAATTGCAACTACTAATTGAGTAATAGGTTGACCCGTACGTTCTTCCCACATAATCGCATAAGCACATGCTTGCATAAAGTATGAACTAATCCATTCTTTCTTTTTAAATTTTGCTGATGTTTTCCAATCGATGATACTTATTTTACCATCCCAAACTCCAACACAATCTACCGTTCCAGCTACGCCTAAATGTTTTGAATACATTCTTTTTTCTGTAGCGTATACCTTTGTCAATTTATCATCAATGATAGGTTTAATATCTCTAAAATTAGACATTGCTATCATATGATCTGTTTCTTTAGGTTCATTTAAAATATATGATTCAATCATATCATGAACTTCATTACCTCTTCCAGCTGCGTTTCGTGAAACTCTGTTAGCTTCTTCTTCACCAACTCTAGCTCTCCATTTTGCAATTCCTGCAGCACTTAATATAGATAATACATTTGTTATACTATAGTATTTGTTTTCTTCAGGATCTTGATAAAATCTACCACCTGGACCATTATTAACTTGATTTAATTTATAATCTTCTGTATTTAATTCTAATTCAAACATTATTTAATACCTTATTAAGTCTTTCCATATCTTTCTGTCTTGTATATTTTTCTTTAAAATATTGAGATGTTTCTTCTCTATCAAAGGATGCATTAGCTACTTCATATATAACTTTCTCTAAAGATGCTGTTCCTTTCCAATCTCTTTTAAATCCATGATCTTTTAAATAACAATCTGGTGGATCTATTTTGTATATAACTTTACAACCATGAATAACACCTTCATATCCAACTAAACCGCATGTTTCTTTTAAAGTTGGCCATAACATAATATGTGTATCTGAAAGAGATTCCATAATATCAGAATGTAATGTATTTACATGTAAATTTATACCTGATTCTTTTACCATTTCCATAGCTTTAATAGTTTGTTGTTTAGTTAAATTTTCTTCGCGAGTGTAAACATGACAATCCCATCCGTTTTTATCTAATTTTAACATTACATTAATTGCTTGAATAAATCCTTTATCTACAACAGGTCTTCCAACGAATACGATTTTATCTTTCTTAACTGGTTTTAAATCATGAGCATCTTCTAAATAATGTACGATATCGAATCTTCCATTATAAAATCCTTGTGATTCTAACGTATCACCCCATTTCTCTCTTTCCCAATCTCTTATTCTTTGCGTTCTAATTCTTGGTTCCCATTCTCTTGTTCTGTATGCTTTCATTGTTTCATTAGCTACCCAATCATTCGGAGATAATACTTTTCCACCAGCTTGAATAATCGCAAGTTGATTAAATATTGCAGTAAACGTTGGAATTGCTGCTTTTGTTAATTCATAGTAATGTTGCATATATAAAATTTTATCTAATATACCTTCGAAATTCTTTCTTAATACACCAGAAGTCATCATCGATGAGAGTAATATCACATCATAATCATCATATCTTTCTTCAACAAATTCATAAAATGTTTTAAAATCAAATTTGTGTGTATTACCTTCTTTTTTGTTATCGTATGGTCTAGATTTTAACGGTCCTAAAATAATATTAGGATCTGTAGTAATCGTATCGTTAGGTACTAAAAGTGTTACATCGTGTTCAGATTCCAATAATAGATCATATATATTTGAAACCCATTTTTCTACACCACCTACAAAAGATTCACGATCATACGTTGATGATCTTGGCCATTCTAACAAAATTTTCATTTAGTATTAATCAATCCTCTATCTTTTGGAGGCATTCCAGATTTAATTCTATCTTGAACTTCTTTCCAACCTGCTCCAGCTTTACTTAAAACTGCTCCATCTTTATTTGAAATAAATTTTATATTACCACTTATTTGTTGTTTCATATGAGGATTATCTTTCTTGAAATCATCAAGCTCTGATATCTTCATTATTTTTTCTTCTATCTCACCAGTTTTTGTATTTTTAAAATCATACGTTGGCATAATTAAACCACTCCGGTATTGGGCGTTTTGTCCACGCCATTTTGAATCGTGCTTGTTTTGTTTGATAGAAATTCCTATACGATTCTACAGGATTTTCTACGATACATTCTGGAAACTGTGCCATTGCTAATTTGAATGGTGTTTTAAAATTTGTAACTTGTATTTTATTTGGTAAATTACTTAATGCATATGATAATTTTGTTTCAGTTGCATGAATTTTTTCATATCTATATGTATATTCTTTGCATAATGCCATAAAGTGATCATAATGCCATCTATAATTAAGACTTGATTCTCTTGTCCATACTGTTGATGGATGATTGAAATGACATGCTTTGTATAGCAAATCTTCTCGTTCATCTGGTAATTTCCAATATTGTAACATAGATCCGCTTTTTGAAGGCCTACGTTCCATAGTACCATCTACCATACGATGTACGGTTGATAACATTTGTGCGGATTCTACGATCATTTTAACGACATGTTTGTCGCACTGCATTTGTGCAGCTATCACAGGATCATTATCTAAAATAAAAATATTCATAATATATATTATACCACATTTTGAGGTAAAAGTACACCGGTATCTGCAGAATACCGGTGGACTAAGTTTTTACTTGGGCAATCCCTCCTTATAATTAATGTTAAAAAAACATCATATAGGTAGAATAATCACCTCCTTATTTGTCAGTTTTCACTTTAGTAGCTTTAGATTTTTTATTCACTTTTTTCTTAGCTACCACCTTCTCTTCCTTTTTAGCTTTTGGTTTTTCAACCACGGGGATTAGGGCTGGAAACGTATCTTGTACTAACTTTAGCGTTATTCCTTTATATCTTCCAGTAAGTCCTTCTTTGCTCACCATTGCTAGGACAAGTTCAGCTTCATCTGGATGTAAACTTTCCAGCATATTGATGAACATACCCTCACGTTTAACAGGAGTAAGTGAATCACCTCTCCCACCTTTCATAAAATATTTTCCGAACATTTTTTGTTGTCTATACAACGTAGTTGGTTCTAAACCTTTTGGAGCATCATCTTTTCTGTATGGTGGAACACCTTTTGGTAAATTCCATGTTACAGATTCATCAAATCCGCCCTTTAAAATTGTTATTAGTGCAACTGAATAGTTGTCTTTTAAGTATTCTCTTCGTCCCTCTTGCGAATCAAGCTTTGCTGCTGATTCTAGGATTTCTGATATTAGTTTCTTAGCCATTGTAAAATTCCTCCACTGACTCAATCAAGTTATTACATCTTTTCTTTATTAAATAATTTAAAACCTTCATACGCATTGCAGGTTTTTGGTTGTTATAATTATCTATAACAGTTTGAAACCTATCCGCAGGTATTTCGTGTAAATCTATTAATTTTTTATTTCTTTGATAATTACGATATTCTTCTGTTGACATTACTTCTGCAAGTTTATCAGCATTTTCTGCCCAATGATCTATTTTCTTTTGAGTCATTGGACTTTGTCTGATTTCATCAACAAAGGTATTATCACCAGATAAAACGTTTGGTATACCATCG